ATCAATGTGTTGTTGATCAAAAAGTTTCAGTAAATACTGATAAGACTCTTAAAATTTACAACGATCATAAATTTCAAGATATCATTCACACTCTTTTTTATTCTGATAGAGAAAAATTTGATATTTCAATTAAGGATGCTGCTAGAGTAGTTTCTATCTCAAAACTCTTACAGAAGAGGGGATATACAGAATCTGAAGCAGATGAAATCTCTAAAGATTATAGTCCAGTACAAACAGATCAATATCCATATCCATATAACTCCAATGGCAAAATTAAATATGGAAAAGTAAAATGGATTACCCATGGAACTTGGAAGATGATGATTCCTCATATGGGAACTCCTTTCAAATATGAAATTATAGTTTCCGATACTATGGTTTCTGATCAGAGTTGCGATGTTCAATTTTTCAATTCTGAGGAGGAAGCATTGAAAGCAAAGAAGGTTCTAGACGATCCAATTTATCGGTGGATCATTGAAAAAATCCGAATCTCTGGTAGAATCTCTACAGCGATCCTTACTAGGTTTCCTAATGCACCAATCGAAGAAGTCCTTACCGAAGAACAACTTTCTTACATAAAGAGCCAACTGTGAAAATTCTTTATCTTGCCAAAGAACCAGATCAAGCGGTTAAGCAGGAACTTATTGCAGCATCACTTAAAGGTGATTTGACAGTGGTTGATTGTCTGGGGGCTTATAGTGACTATTATCGTAAAATAGGTTATAATTGTATAACTAAGACTCAGTACTTTCAATCAGATAGAAATATGCGTTTTGATCTTGTTATGGGCAATCCCCCCTATGGTGCTGGTGCCAATCTTGCCATTAAATTTGTCAATAAAGCAGGGGATCTTTCTGATAACGTGTGGATGGTTCTTCCCAGATCTTTTGAAAAAGATTCTGTTCAAAATAAAGTTCGTCTAGATTTTGAAATTGAAGAATCTTTAGTTCTTCCTGAGGATACTTTCCCGAATGGAATTCGTGCCGTTAAACAAAAGTGGGTTAAAACCAATAATCCACGCAAAAAGGTTGAGAAACCCAGAACACATGATGATTTTGATTTTCTGAAGTATGAGGATAGATTTCGTGCCAATGTTTTTATTGGTGAGTATGGGTGTGGTCCCTCTGGTAGAGTAAAAACCGAGAACTTCACTCATTATGCTAAGGGTCATTATTTTATCCTTGCCAAAGATCAATCTGTGATTGATAAGTTAGTTTCTCTTGAACCAAAGTTTAGAAGTAAAGCGGCAGGATGTAACGGCAGATTTCATATCAGTAAACCAGAAATTGTGGAGATTTATACTAATGGGTAAAAACAAGCATAACGAGTTAGTTGGATCTAGTATTGAAAGATCCAATGAGAGAATTAGTGAAACTGGAGAAGTATTCACTCCAGCAGAACTTTGTCAGCAAATGGTCTCTGAGATACCAGAGCATCTACTAAAAGATTCGTCTTCAACATTTATTGATAACTCTGCTGGTTGTGGAAACTTTATTGTTGCCCTGATTGATAAACTCTCTGAGTATCACAATCGCCAACATGTGGTTGATCATATGGTTTATGCTGTTGAGTTGATGGAAGATAATCATCAAGAACTATGTCAAAGAGTTGGAGTTCCCGTTGATCATCCACATTATGTGTGCCATGATGCTCTCACATATGATTATTCCTTTGGGGAACCCGTTGGGGTGGAACAGTTCTTCTAATGGCACAGGGGGTTCCTTCGGGGATCCCTTTCTGCTATAATAGGTTCATCGGCAAGGAACTCGTTCACCGCCGATGTTGACCTTTAGACTAATACAAATGTCTCACACTTTTATTGATCGGTGTTCTGCACCCGACCCTTCTAATGTCGTTCTGACATCTCTCCCTAGAATGAAAGTTAAAGGATCTCGTTTTGTAGAGACCATTATTCTTCCTGTTGAAAATATTGATCGTGGAGGAGAATGGGAAGAGAGTCAAATTCGAGTTGCTGGAACTAACAGCGAAAACAAACAGAATCTAAAAGAAGATCTCAGTAGGGGTATTCGTTACAATGAGTTGCCACCTATTGTAATGAAGCAAGACAATCAATATAAACTTATTGATGGTTTTACTCGCACTTGGGCACTTCTTGAACTTGCTCAAAAGTATTGGGTTTTTGATCTCTATGAGATGGAAACTGATGCCGACCAAGATAGTGTTCTTAAAGACATTAAACTTGGTGCTAATGCCCATGCTCCCTGTCGTGGTGCTGCTCAGGAAGACTTCGAAAATGTTGGAAAAGAGCACGTTAAGAATGGTGTAATTGAAAAAAATTATGATACCATTCTTGAATGGGTGAAAAGTGTTCCTAATGTTTTCAGTGAGAAAACTCAAAAAACTATTGCGACACGTATTTTCAAAGAAACTGTAAGTTCAACAAAACTTCGTTCTTTGGAACTTAGTGATGTAAAGAAAATCGTTCGTGGAGAAACCGAATACCAAGTCGGTGGTAAGTTGGATCAAAAGAATCGTTATGGGCGTGTGGTAAATGCTGCTAACGATCTTTATACTCTTCGTAATTTCAAGTTTATTCTTGAGGATTATGCTAAGACAGGTCGTTCTACGATGGTAACACTTTATAGTTCTAGTGCTCTCACTCCAGAAGAACTGAAAGAACAGCGAAATACTGCTAAAACTGAGTTGGAAACTTTCCATACTCTTGCTATTCGTTATGTTTCCAAGTTTCTTGAAACTGGTGTGAAACCCTTTGAGATTGTGGGTTCTATCGCTCAAATCAAAGGTGAAGAGGAAAATCAAGTAATTATTCCTTTTGACTGATTAGATAAAACCAGTTCGCAGACCGTCCACTGGGTTTCCTGGTGGGCGGTCTTCTGCTATAATAGTCCCATACGCGATGAGATCTGTGATGCAACTCCGACCCCACCAGCAAGATGCTCTGACCGCTATGCTGGCGCACGACAAAGGGCAGGTTATCATCCCCACGGGTGGTGGTAAGACCATGTGCATGATCAAGGATTCTCAGGAGTATCTTGATGCTTGCGATCGTGGCATCGTGGTTGTGGTTGCTCCTCGTATTCTGCTTGCCGAGCAACTCTCTGCTGAGTTCCTTGAGTTTCACACTGATGTCGCTGTGATGCATGTTCACAGCGGTGAGACTCATCACTTCAGCAGCACTCGCCCTGCTATTATTCGTAACTGGAGTCAGCAAGCATACCGCAAGCAACTGATCTTCACTACCTATCATTCTCTGCCCCGTCTTCAAGAGGCAGGCATCAATGTTGATTGCATTTACTTCGATGAAGCGCACAACTCAGTTCAGCGTAACTTCTTTCCTGCTACGGAGCACTTCTCTGCTAGCACTAACCGCTGCTATTTCTTCACTGCTACTCCTAAGCATTCTCTCACTGTTTCCAAACCTGGGATGAATGATCCTGAGGTTTATGGTCAGGTAATCTGCAATGTTCCTGCTCCCAAGTTGGTTCAGGAAGGTTACATCCTGCCACCTAAGGTTGTTGTGAAGCAACTGGATATGGTTCAGGACAAGCAGATGATTGCCGATCGTGACTCCCAGAACCTGCTGGATACCATCGATGACAACAATCTGGGTAAGATCCTGATTGCTGCTCGTTCTACCAAGCAGATCATCAAACTGCTGGCAGAGTCTGATTTCCGTCAGCAACTGGCAGAGCGTGGTTATTCCTGCCTCTACATCACCAGCAAGACTGGTGCCATCATCGATGGGCAGAAGGTGGATCGTGAGCAGTTCTTTGATACTCTCAACGCCTGGGGCAAGGATCCCTCTAAGAAGTTCGTGGTGCTCCATCACAGCATTCTGAGCGAGGGGATCAACGTCAGTGGATTGGAAGCGGTCCTGTTCATGCGGAACATGGACTACATCGGGATCTCCCAGAGCATTGGGCGTGTGATCCGCCTAGGAGGCGCTGAGAAAACGTTTGGTCTGGTGTGCGTGCCTGTTTACGACAAGGTGGGAATCAGCACCGCCAAGAGCGTTCAGGCGGTGGTAGACACCGTTTTCAATCAGGGTATGCCTGCCGTATCGGTGGTCCGCCGCTGATACTGGCACACTCACTCAAATTTCCTCACACTTTCACAGTATAATTACTAGGTAATCAAAAAACCACCATGATCTGCGAAGTTAAACTCTACGTTGCTGGTAAAGTCTTCACTGAAACTGTTCATGCCCGCGACTATGCTGAAGCACGTCAAGTAGCACTTGCTCGTAATCCTAATGCTAAAGTGATGGGTGTCAACGCTAAGTTTTAATGGCAAAGTTCCAGAAACCATTCATTGATCGCCCTGGTATTCTTGATCCCATCCCTGGTGATCCGCAAGGTTATGTAACAAATGATGGCATGTGGGCAGCAGTGCCTATAATAGGTTGTAAGGCATTTGCCATCATTCACCATGGTTCTGTTGTCCATGAGGCACGGAACTATACTTCAGCAAAGAACTACATTCTTAAGGAAATCAAAAAATCCA